TAATCCCCCAAAATAACACATTTGATTTCCTTGATTATGTTGTACAATCCACTATTTTTGATCTTGAAAAGTATATTGGAAACAATGTCTCTCCAATTATGAATACAACAAATATGAAAATAAATATAAACAGGTATATCATTCGTTTTTTCTTGTTTGATATAATTCAATAAATACTTGTCATAAAAAGGAGGCAAATAATAATTTTCAAATGTTTCAATATATTGAACAGGCACATAATGACGATTGAATAAATCTATATTCTTTTCTATTTTTTCTTCAATCGCCTTTTCATCTGTATAGAATGGGTCATTATATTCCTGATGAGCAAATTCTTTGATTTTATTTTGAATAAATTGTTTGTTTCCAAAATAACTTAAATGCCAACCTCCAAAATTCAAAAATGGAAATGTTTTACATTCACGAATTTTTTGAGGAGTCATTTGAAGATATTTTTCATAAGTAATAATTTTACATCCTGTCCATTTTTCTTCATGTAATGTGCTTAAATTATAATAATACATATCTTGTAAAAAAGAAAATCCTTCATTTATTTTTGTAATGTCCTTTTTCAAATAATGCAATATTTTTGGATCTGCTATTTCATCTAAATCACTAATAATAATTAAATCCTTTTTATTCAATGAAAGAGTTTTGATTCCAAGATCAATACTATTCCTTTGAAAATTTTCATTTACCCATTGTTGGTCTTTGGAATAATCAATATTATCAACTAAATGAGGTAAATCAACTACAATATGTAGTATTTTATGTTCAAATTTTTTAAACAGATATTTATTGGTTTCATAATACAATATTTTTTTATTTCCTGCATGCGTTTGATTAGATTCTACTATGACAAATTTGTCTACTACATCATTCAACAATGTTAAACGATAAAACAATAAATCCATTTCATTATAAAAGGTAAAACAATCAATTAATTTATTTTCCATATTTTCCATATTTTCCATATTTTCCATATTTTTCACAGATTTTATTCTACAAATATTATCTAGCCTTTCTTTAATATATTTTTTTTGATATATACTAGAAAAATACGTTTCTGTAAATAACAATGCATTCTCCGATATTTTTTTGGCTTCTTCATCATTGTTTTTTACCCATTCAATTTGATCCATCAAATTAGTCAAATTATAATCAATAGGAATATAATGAACATAAGGTTGTATTAAATGAGAAAACCAACAAATAGAATTAGATATTAAAAAAGGAATACATCCAGAAGCAAATCCATACATATGATTAGAAGCAATGACATTTCCATCTACAATAAAAAAAATTTTATATTTGAAAAATTCAGTATAATAGATTTTCTCTGCAAAATATTGAATAGGTATATTTTTTCCCTCACTCCAATAATTTGAAAATCTAACATTTGTATTTTGATTATAATGAAATATTTTTTCAACAAATTTTGTTCGTAAACTTTGATTTCCTCCAACACCTGAACAACCACCTCTCCAACACAATTCGGAACTTTTATTTTCCCATAATGGCAGATTGTGTTTATGGATAAAATATTGAATTCCTTGTTCAAAAAATCCGTCATCTAATGGTAAATATAGATAGTGAATACCCTCTTCTTCATCAATTTGAGCTAATGTTCCTATTATAAATATCTTGTCCTTTTGTTTGGCATAATCAATATAAGGTTGTATTTGTGTATTCCAATCAATATCATGAGGATTATTGTCTTTATAATTATTGATATTTCCATCACTTTTGGGAATAACCAACAATGTATTTTTCGGTAAACAAGATTGAATATATTTGATTAAAGGACCATTTAATACTACTTTGGAAAAAAAACCATCCCATATGACATTATCTATTGAATTATGAATAATTATTCCATCTTCAAAGACTAACATATTTTCTATATTGTCCAACATTTTTTATATTGAATATTTGGAAATATATTTATATCAAATAAATATAAATATATTATATACATTTTTTCAACATGGTTCCAATGTGTCCATTTTTATTTGACAATCATTTTCTCTTCTACATATTTTTTATCATAAATACCTAGATGAGTACTATGATCCCAACAACTATGTGTTATTAAAACACGATCCTCTTCTACAAGCAATCCCAAACAATATTCTATAGGTTCCCCATCAAATACAAAAGGTGTAGAATAACGTAATAATTTCATCGTCTTGTCAAACACCACTAGCATATGATAATAATGTCTTGGTGATTCATAACTTACCAAATGAACCACAAACCATATTTCGTTTTTGTATTTTGATCCATTAGTAGAACCACGTGCATATTGAAATATTTTTGGCATTCCTTCATTCACTTTTACAATATCAATGTGTGTCTTTGTGTCATTTGCCTTGCATAATAAAAGTGGAAACCATTTGTATACTATTAGATCCTCCTTCTCTCCATTAGATCCTTCCACTGGAGCAAATACCCAATTTTTCTCACAATCACTTTGGGTAAAAGAAGGAACTATGTCTTGCGATGTCAATGTCTCTTGATACGGATCATAATCACCCATTACTATTCCCAGATGATTTGTCTTGTGCATTCCTGTTCCAGAAAATATTAATTTATCTTGTTTATCTTTGTATATTCTTACATCTTCAATACCAATATATCTTCGTCCATCAAAGACTGAATCGATGATTTTTTCTTTGACAATTTGAAAGTCACTAGTCATTTCTACATATTTATTGATTGTCATAATATGATCATCACAATCTAAATAGGATCCTGAAGGAGTAATGGAATAATTAACATATCGAATATTCATCATATATGCTGCCTTATTTGTCATGGCTGGATCTTTTGTAGAAACAGGTAAAATACAACTGGATGAAGAATGAAAAGGTCGTTGTTTTCCATTTATCAAATGAGAAATAGTATCATTCAATTTTACAATCTTTGCAGGTTTTAATATATCCTTGTAGAATTTCATATTGGAAATCAAATTGTTTGTCAAATGTGGTTCTTGACTATGATTGAAAATGGTCATTATTTCTGGATTGATATTTTTGATACCCAAATAACAAGCAATAATAGAGTATTCATAATCCAATTTGTATGTATAGACATCATTATAAAGAAACAAATAAGAATCTTTGTCTACTATTTGTTTCTGCACATTTTTTGCCATTTGATAAAAATGCATAGCAGCATGATGTTTTCCAATAATACGATAATGCATAACAATTTCATACAAATTTTCTATACGCATGGGAAAGAAATTGTATCCTTCTAACCACGAATAAATGGCTTTTTCTATTTGTCCTAATATTTTATAAGAAATACCAATTCTATAATAACTATACCAGACTTCTTGTTCAAAGCCATTTAACGTAACACGGACTTTGTATTTTTCTATGGCTTCCTCGTATCTACCCAAATCAAAATAACTATTCGCCAAATAAAAATAATATCTCTCTCTATTTTGTGGTTCCTCTTCTATTCCTTGCAATAATAATTTGATATCTCGTTCATATTTGTTGCTTTTTGCACCTCCATCTCCAATATCATTGACAAACAATTTGGATTTGATCAAGACATCCATGGAACAAGACGGATATGTATTTACATACTCATGTGTCACACCAATATAGTGAAACAAACCATTGTTACGAACAATACGCATATTATTATAATGAAATGATTCTGACCCTTGCAAAATAAAATAAGAATCTACTACCAAGTCCGATTTTTTAAAACTGCGGATATCCAATATCATATCTGCATCAAGTAACAATACATAATCGGACATGTATAGACAATTTTGCAAAGCAATATTTCGATTGTGTGCAAAATTCTTAAAAGGTTCATCTATTATTTTTCCTGGAATGTTTTTGCTTTCAAAATAACTTTTAATGAGTTCTTTTGTATTGTCTGTAGATCCAGTATCACAAATACAATAACAATCAATAATAGGTAATACACTATCAAATAATCGTGTAATAATTTGGCTTTCATTTTTTACTATCATATTCAAACACAACGTTGGTTCCCTTTTTGAGAATTGATTTTGTTGATATAAATGTGTCATTATATCTTTTTATCTAGATTATTTTATCTTGATCATTTTATATTGTTTTTTCACAAATAAAAATAATATTCTAGAGTATATATAGTGTAATAAATGGCATTTACAAGATTTCATGATGATGATTGCCGTATCCGTAAACAATTACAAGAATCAACAGATCAGGGAAGATGGATGCTCAATGTTCCTGGAAATGGGGATAAGCCCCCTTTTATTGAAGATCCGCAGTTTCGTATTCAAAAATGGGGTGCCAATTTGCATACCAATTCTATTGATTTAGAAAGTTCATTATTGGGTTACAATCGTACAATCAACAAAGATTGTTTAGAAAATGTGTATACAAAATACAATGTTCCAAATAAACCCATATCTTATCCAAGCAACAAAATATTGACAACAGAACAAAGTCGAGCAACAGACCCGGCTTGGATGTATCGTGATTTAGAACAAGTGGATTGGTATTATCCTCCTTTGAATCCGCAAGAAAATACTTGTTTTCCTTTTCAATCCAATTTAAGCACTCGTATTTTAGAAAAAGATCATTATGATTTTCAAAAAGAATATGCTTGTATTGAACCCCAATATTACTCATAAGTTTGTTGTAATTAGAGAGAAAACCCACACAAACACTTGTTTTTCGCTGGTATGAATAAAATAGCAAATTATAATATATAATATAATATTTATATATTATAACTTATTATGGAATTAGCAATACCACTTTTAGCATTAGGCGGCATGTATATTATATCCAATAACAATACACAACAAAGACAACAACAAAGACAGAGAGAACGTCAACAACCAAATATATGTCCTCCACAAGCACCACAACCCGTATTAGAAGGATATACCAATATGGGGAGAGAAGTCAATTATTTACCCAATACCAATATCCCTCCGCAAAATTATCCAGTCAATAATGAAGTAGAAATCAAAGATACTATAGCCAAATATTCTAATCCCAATGCAGCAACTGACAAATATTTTGATCAAAATTATTACGAAAAAAAAGAAAACAACGGAGTAAATGTAGGCAACAATATACAGGAAATTTATTCATTGAGTGGAAATTATGTAGACAAGAGTAATTTCAAACACAACAACATGGTTCCTTTTTATGGAGCCAAAATCAAAGGACAAATTTACGGAGTCAATATGGCAGAGACCATTTTAGACAATATGGCAGGAACAGGATCACAAGTGATTAAAAAAATAGAACAGGCACCTCTTTTTAAACCAGAAGACAATGTCCAATGGGCCAATGGAGCACCTAATAATTCCGATTTTTACCAATCACGTGTCAATCCTGCTATGAAAAGCAGTAACATCAAACCTTTTGAAACGCAAAATGTTGGTCCTGGTTTGGGTCTTGGATATACAACAGAAGGTCAAGCTGGATACAATTCAGGAATGTTGGACAGAGACGCTTGGTTGCCAAAATCAGTAGATGAATTGCGTGTAGACACTAATCCCAAATTGGAATATAGTTTGGACGGACATCAGGGTCCCTCTTATGCCAATGTTCAAAATGTGGGAATTGAAGGAAAAGTGGAAAAATATAGACCCGATACCTTTTTTATTCAAAACCAAGACCGATGGCTCACTACCACTGGACAAGAAAAGGGACAAGCCTTACGTCCCGTGCAAGAAGTATACACTACTGCTCGTTCTGTTACCACGGCTGCTTATACCGGTGTAGCTGCTCCTTCTGAAAAAGTGGCCAACTATATTCCAAGTGCATATGAAGAACCCAAGCGCGAAGAAATGCGTGCAGCAGATGTGGGTCCTTCTAGTGCGTCTGGTAAAGGCACACACGA